TCAGCCCCCAATCCAGTAGGTGATCGCTTCCGTCCGACTACCGATCGTCGCCTCTTGCCGAATCTCGACATCGCCGCGCTCAATGAGTTCGCGCAGTATGTCATCACGATCGCGCCGCTTCAGGAATTGAGTCTTGCGCGTAAGCTGACTGCGACTGAGCTTACCGTGGTCTCTGATGATGGCGGCCACTCGATTCAGGTCAGCATGCGTCTGATTCTCAGCGAAGTGCTGGTCGGTCAGAAACAGCATCCGCCTGGTCTGATGCATGAGCATTTCGCTGGCCCATTCGACCGCTGCTCTGTCGATCAACGGCTGCTGGTAATCGGCACTGCAGGCGTAGATCAGGGCGAGCTTCTCGGCCTTCTCAGCACAGCGTGCCCATAACGCCATCGCCGCCCGATCGTGCTGAGCTTCGGCCTTGTTGTATTCGTCATCGGCAGACTCGCGAAGTTCCCGAATGAGTTGCTCGGCGTCAGGCGTCAGCTCGACCGTTCTGGGATAGGCCCGCATGTCAGCCAGGTTGCGTCCTCGCAGCTCACTGGGGATATCGTCATCGAGTCGCTTCCAGTACTCGACGGCATCGCCCACCAGCGAGGGCATGCTGCACTCGCGTGGCAACTGGTTACGTCCCCGTCGCCCCGAATCGAAAACCAGCATGCGGGCCAATAGGCCCTTACGCAGCATGCGGTCATTGAGCGAGCCGTAGAACGTGTCAGGGACAGCTGTACCGAGCAGACACAGACAGGGCTGATCCATGTAACGAGCTGGTTCGCCGGCCTTAGCCCGCAGGGCGTAGAGCTTGCCGGACTCGCTGTAGAGATTGAGTAGTCGGTTACCGATGGACTGCTGATGCTGATCCGTGCTGCGAGCCATCTGAATGAGAATGTCATCGACTTCGTCGACCTGAAACAGGACACGGTGCGAGGGGATTTCCGCGAGCCGATCTTCGATGCCGGCACCACTGATGAACTCACTGGCGATCAGCTCACCGCACATCGCCTCGGAAAGGATCTCTGAGTTCACTTCGCGAGAACGATTCTTGCCGACACCCGAGTTCGCCAGCGCCAGCACGTAGAGGTTGGGCCGCGTACGGAAGACGGTTTTGACGCGTCGGCAGGCCAGCAGTGCCTGAAGACTCAGCGCCCCGCTGAACGCGAGGACTCGATTGGGGTAGTGGGCGGTGGCCAGCGTGTACTCAGCGACATCGTGAATGAAACCCGGCACGTCGAACATGTGATCGGGTAGCTCGCCGGGGTCCTGTGTCTCGAACTGAACAGGTCGCGGGTTGGCGGTCAGCTGCGACTTGATGCCAGTCAGATCGACACCAGAACCCAATTCGCGACCGTACCCCTCAGCCAGCAATGCTGCGGCAGCTGGCGTGTGATCTCCGTCGTGCTCAAGTCGGGTGTAAGTCTCGAACTTCGAGTAGCCGGTCTTCTCGTCGAACTGCGGCGTGCTCGGCGTGTGGACGAAGAACGTCGAGCCATTGAACGTGGCACTGTAACTGTCAGATTTCCCGGGCCGTCGCCACAACTCATTGGCCCCGCTGCGACCGACGAATTTCCATTTGTGCTTCTCAAGAACCGGCTTCAGATCGCCGCGCTGATTGAAGTCATCGCCGGGTCTGAGCCCAAACGTTGAGAGCCCCTGGGCGGGCTTCTGCGGGACTGGATCGGCCGGATGGTTGTGTCCTCGCGATTCAAGAATGGCTTCGTGTAGCGCACGCACAGAGGCCTTGAGCAGACCGTAGGGCACACATGCCGGCTCGCCATCCAGCACGTCGTACCGACTGCCATCAGGATGCACGCTGGGACCGACGACGGTCTGACATCCGGTGGATCGCAGCTCAAGCGTTGTACCCTTTGAGGTGGTTTCCAGCGGGTCGCTGAACTTGATCGTCGTCGCGTTTTCGCAGCGGTACCAACGGTGCGATCGAGGTCGTCCCTCGCGCCCGGTGATGGCAGGGGTTGGCGGCAGAAACTGATCGGCGAGTTCGATGGCCTCGTCGCAATCCAGATCGACATCGACCAGCCATCCACTGGGCTCGCCGAGCAGAATCCCGATATTGCCCTCGCCCCGAAACGCGACAGGCAGGTCGCCTTCAGTAAGTCGCAACTTCGGCCAGCCCTTAACTGTCGTGCCCTTGCTTCGAGCGGGAATCGGGACGCAGAAAAGCCCGCGGGTGGTGTACTCACGGGCTGCGGTGAGAACGTTCATTCGAAATCTCCAGCCTCATGCTCAGGCGACGGACGCCGTAGTGGGATTGAACTCAGCTCGCCGCTTCCGGAACGGCAGGTCATCAAGCTCAGCGGGCAGTGATCCACTCGCGATCTGGTCTTCAGTCCAGATCCAGGCGGCGGCATTCCACAGCACGGCCCCGAGGTGATCTTCATCATCCTGACCCTCGGCGGCGGCGAGCGTGTGCCGGACGATAGCATCGACGTAACGGGACAGCGGGATGCCCTGCATCCAATTCTGCAGCCCATACTTGGTCGCCCCATCTTCGAAGCGAATCGCCATGCGACGGATCGCCTCGGGCGGAATTTGTGAGGGCAGGCCCTTGCCGCTCATGGCATCGCGGACCGCGCCGGTGGCAAACTGACTACGGTCGCCGGAATCAGGGAGCGTTCGTGATACAATTGAATTATGCTGCGGCATTCTAACATTTCCTTTATTGGTTGGGTTGCTGTATGCCTTCGGAACGATTCATTGAGAACAACATCCGTCGAAACTGCTCTGTGCTTGGTTACCCGAACGCACTTTCGATCCGTCGTTGCCGTATGGGCCCCGGTTTTGGCGTAGCAGATCTTGTACTGCTACCGGAACGAGGACCTCACAAGCTTGTGATCGTTGAGGCCAAGCAGAGCAGTTCGCTGGATGCCGCTGGCCGAGTCATCGGACAGGTCCTGATGTACTACGTCGGAGCACGGCATTTCGGAACACGAGGCCTGAAACATTTGCGGCAATTCGCCGCATGTAACACAAAGAGCACGCGATCACTGAGACCAACATCGCTACGAATGTTAAGCGGTGGCGTATCACCCAGAGATGAGGCTTGGGCCGAGTTACAGAAGGGCCGAAAACTAAGTTTTGAACAGATTCGACTGTTGATTGCATTGGATGCACCACCACCGGAATCACTAAAGGCAATACTGAAACTTCTGAAGGTTGAAAATGGGATCGACATCGGTGTGGTTTCCGTCGTGGGACGTGATCGGATCGAAGTTTGGCCCGAGTCAAATTAGAAAAAGAATTCAACGGGATCGCAGCAGCCATGGCTCGAAGACAGGTCGCTGCCCGTCGATAACCACGCCACACCCCAGGATGGGCTTGGCACTGAGCTTGCGGCCGTAGTCGAACTGCAGCTTTGAGGAATCGATGCCGCAGCCAACGGACATGCCGAACACGCGGAACTCGGGATTGGCCCACCAGCGAACGCCGGCCTGGCTGTGGAAGTGCCCGACGACGGTAGACCTGAAGTTATCTTTGGCCTGCTTGAACGCAGCATCCTGCCCGCCGCGCCCGCAGTCACCGTGCGAGTAGATCACGCCGTCGATCTGCAGCTTTGAGAACCGGGGATGCACACGCCAGCCGATGTCCCACATGTCCTGGTAATCACGCAGCACTTGGACCGGTAGCCCAGCGGTGAGGGCTTGTCGCTCAGTCAGGGCATCGTGGTTACCAATTAGCCAGTCGGCCTTGGGGAACGCTCGAGCGAGACTCGCGACCTGACGCCGAGCCTTCTGGTACTCACGCGTGGCGTTGCTGAGGCTCGGACTCTTTTCATGGAACGAGATGCTCGCCCAGTCGACGAGGTCACCAATGTGTACAACACGATTGATGTTCCATCGCTCTGCGACGCGCTTCAGGAAGTCGACGTAGCCGCGACGCATGCCAGGGCAATGAGTGTCAGAGATAATCAGAACACGGGACATGATGTTTCTCCTCAGAACGGCAGGTCATTGAGGTCAATGGTTTCGTTGCACAGGCTGTCGGCGGCAGACGTTTCGCAGGCCTCGGGAACGGTGCCAAGCTTCGCGGCAATGACTTCCGGCCACTGGCGACCGGGCCATTCGCGGATCGTGATCTGTGCTGGCCAGGCCAGTCCGCCTGCCTCCGCGATGTCGACGGCGTGCTGAGCTGAATCGGGAAACGGATCCGGCGAACGGTCTTCCCACCAGGCGGTGGCTTTCTGACGGGCGTAGCCGGTGTGTTCGATGCATACCCATTCGCTGACGTGATGTGTCAGCCCGATTCGGTACTCGACCCGCATCGTTTTGGGTGCGTCTTCATCGGCACCACGTTTGGTGTGTACGTGATAGCTGACATCGAGCACCTCGTACGCCGTGTCCGTATGCTGATCTGAGAGCACGCCGACCAGGCTGGCCTTCGCCTCGTGCTTCTGTCGTTCCGGCGGCGGAAACTCGTATCCGCAATCGGGACACGTCGAGTAGCCAGCGGCGATGACCGAGTGACAGATCGGACATTCTTTGGCTGGTGCCTCGCCACGAGCTTCAGACTGTGAGATCGAACCAGCGTTGATCTGATCAATCGGTCCGTGCCTCTCGATGTTACCGCCGAAATCGAGGATCAGCGTGTCGTGCTTGTCGGGATGCAGGCGCAGACCGCGTCCGACCATCTGCACCAGCAGCCCCGGAGAATTGGTCGGCCTCAGGATCGCTATGGCATCGGTAATCGGTGCATCGAATCCCGTCGTCAGAACGCCGACGTTACACAGGTACTTGAGTGGTTCACGCTCAAGCAGCCCGTCGGGCTCGCCACGGAATCGAGCCAGTAATTCTGCCCGTTTGTCAGACGGCGTTTCGCCGCAGACGAATCCGCAATGAATATCGTGGTCTCTGTTGAGAACGCTGCAGATATGGGCTCCATGGTCGATTCCTGACGCGAAGATCAGGACCGCCTGCCGGTCGCGGGTTGCCTCAACAATCTCAGCGCACGCGGACCGAACAAGATCGTCCTGATCCATGGCCGCATCGACCTCGCTGGCAATGAACTCACCGCGTCGAACGTGCAACTCGCTCAGGTCCGCCTTCTGCTGACCAGCCTTTGAGATCAACGGGCACAGGTAGCTGTCACGAATGAGTTCACGAATACCCGCCTCGAAGCAGATGTCATTGAGCAGCTTGTCGGGCCCACAGATCAGGCCCGAATCCATACGAAACGGCGTCGCGGTCAGTCCAATGAGTCGGACCAGCGGATTAATCACGCGGGCTTCAGCGAGGAACGACTGATACATACCCTCGCCGTCCGGCGGTAAAAGATGACATTCATCGATGATAATCAGGTCGAAGCGTCCGAGATCACAGGCCCGACGAAAGATCGATTGAATACTGGCCGCGATGACGGGCTGCTCAGTATCGCGACGTTTGAGACCCGCGGAAAACACGCCGACGGGTAACTCGGGACAGACGCGTCGCAACTTGTCCACGGCCTGTTCCACGAGTTCCCGCACATGCGTGACAATGAGGACTCGCCCGTCCCAGCGGGTGACCGCATCCGAGGCGATCGTCGCCAGAATCGGCGTCTTACCGCCGGCTGGCGGGATGCAGACGACCGGGTTGCCGTCCTCTTCTCGCAGGTAGCGGTAGACAGATTCAATCGCCGCCCTCTGGTACGGTCTGAGTTCCATGATCAATCGCCCTCACCAGTTTCATCAGGTCTTCGAGATTCAGAATCACCAGCCACGGCTTCGCGTTGCGACGATGCAGCACCAGGGGCACTTCATCAGGCTTCGCGTCACGCGCGGCCTGTTCGACAGCGGGGTACAGCGACAGCTTTTCGGTGCGTTTGACCTCGACGTGCAGGCCGGGAATCTCGACCACCACGTCTTTGCCCTCGATGCCCGAGAACTGCTGCCCGCGGCGGGCCGGGACACCGAGCACTTCGCTCAGCGCCCGGGCTGCCGAAAGCTCGCCACGCTTCCCCTTGTTGCGGGATCGGCGGCCACTCATACGGCCTGGCTCCGACTCCACGGCGGTGTCGAGCCAGTGGCCTGGGGTCGCTGCTCTTCGTGGCCCCGCTTGTCGTAGCCCTTGATCTCGTTCGTCATCTCACCCGTGTCGTTTCGCTTCACGACGCGGACATCGATGACCAGCGGGAGGTCGTGCAGCTCGAGGCTGTCGCCAGGCCGCATCACACCGGTGGCGTGACAGATGGCCGAGAGCTCCTGCTCGGCAATCCGCACGGCCTCGGCACTGGGGTTCTTCAGGTTCAGCCGAGCCCACAGCTTGCGTCCCTTGTGGTCACCCTCAAGCACCTCGAACGTCAGTTCCAGGTACTGCCCGTTCCCATTCTTCGTCGGCTTGAACTCGCTGCTTGTGATGGCCGCGACGTAGCGACCGTTGGGCAGCGGCTCGAAGGATGACAACGGGTCAACCTGCGTCGCATCGAATCCTGATAAAGTTGGCATGACGTACTCTCCTCGCAGAAAAAGAAGTGGAAGCAGCGGACGGCAGACAAACCGCTCGCTGAAAAGCGTGCTTTGGTTACGAAACCAGGGCGGCAGCGAAGGCCCGATAGTCGAGCGGCAATTCATCGGGCAGTCCGCAGCGATTCTTTGCGACGTGTGCAGGCCGCTCGGTCGTACGGATGATCCGCTCGCCCTGACCGACACCGATGGCCCGCTTGTCGAATCCCTCACCACTCGCCTTGGCGTAGGTGCGGTAGTTCGCGAACAACACCTCGTCGCACCATTCCTGCACGACGGCCGAAGCCAGCTTGTGCAGCTTCGGCGAATATCGGTCGTACGACTCGGTCTCGGGATTCTCGAAGCGTTCAATCTTCGCATGAGCGAGCAGGATGACCGTCATCCCACGCTCGTTACGCAGCCAGTCCAGAGCGACGAGCACCTCGCGCCAGTACGTCAGCGCGAACGTGTAGCCCTTGGCGTAGCCGATGTCCTCAATATTCTCGACGCCACGATCGACGCAGACCTGAGCGTGAATCAGCCGCTCAAGCCAGTCGAGCGTGTCGATCACGACCGTACGAAACTCGTGCTCATCGCTCGCGAGTTCCTGCAGACGCTGCTGAAATTCGGCATACGACTGACAGAGCGGGAACGCGTGGCAGTCGATATCCGACAGCCCATCCTCAGTAGGAATGAACACCGGACTCGAAGCCATGGCGCCGAACGAACTCTTCCCAAGCCCGTGCGGGCCATATAGCAGCATGCGACGCGGCTTTGATTGGCGGCCGCTTTCAATGTCTGACAGTGACATTCTTTCCTCCAATTTCTTGATCAAAGTGAGAGTTAGTGAGCACCGCCACAGCGGCACTCAACAATGGATTCCCCGCAGTCGGGGCAGCTGATTTCTGACTGGCAGGTCTGTTTCATACGACCATCTCCAGCACGCGGACCTTCTCGTAGCGGGTCGGCCACACGCCGGACGCCTCACATTTCTGGAACTCGCGAATCGCCGCCTCGTTCTCGCGTCGTGCCAGTTGCAGGCTCGCCCGACCGGCTTCCCAGACTCCGCAGCGATACGGCTCCTTCTTCTCGACGGCGATAATCGACACGTCCGGGAAGACGTTTCCTGCGGCATCAATCACGCCGGCGTAGAACGCCATCTGATGCAGATAGCCGAACCGCCGCGCATCGGCCTCGAACCAATCCAGATCGTCGCAGGTCTTCAAGTCGACGAATCGAGGAACATCGGCAGCCGTTCCATCCACGAGGCCACCGGGTCGCCACCAGTCCATGCGGATCTGGCTGGGCGAACCGCAGTAGCCGATACGAACGCCCGCTTCCGGCTCACCGGCTGACAGCAGTACCTGAGCCTCCGGATGCGCGGCGACAGCATCCGCCATGCGAAGCACGTCGGCCCCCTGCGTATCGCTGATCACATCGCGAGGCTCGTCCGCCTTCCATTCGGCGAAGGCTTTGGTCTCACGTCCAAACGGCTTGCCGGTGCGATCGTTGATCGGTCCGCCACCAATCAGGTAGCGGTCGTCGAATTCAGACTGGCCTTCCAGAATGCGGCAGTGAGCGGCTCGACCAATGAGGTACGCGCTGGACTGAGAATCCGAGATCAGCCCGGATCGTTTTCGATGCAGCAGCTCGGGGCATTTCCGGAAGTCCGCCAGTTGATGGCTGCTGAGATAGTGCCGGGCCTTGCCGTGATACTCGTGTTCGGCTTCGTGAATAATGGGGATCATGAATTCGCTCCTGTGCTGGATTTGAAACCCGCTGTTTGAAAGATGAGTTCAGAGTTCGAGCGTGACATCCGCCGCGGCGAAGGCGTCGTGTAGTTGCCGCACCTGACGTTTGATGACGGATAGCGGCACGCCATCGGACCTCGCGACTTCCGTGACCGACTCGGTCATCAGTCGTCCCGCCAGCTCCTGCAGCTCAGGCGGCAGGCGTTCCAGCACCGTGGCGACGTCGCACTGCAGATCGACGGCCGGGACGTGACTGGGAACGTCGACATCCGGTGACTCGGGCACAAAGCGGATGTGCTGACGCTCCATCCGACGTTGTCTCACCAGCTTCGATGCGGCATTCCTGATGACAATCGCCACGAACGTGAGTGGTTGAGACTTGCGAGGATCGAATGCCGGCCAGCTTTCAAGCAGCCTCAGCAGCAGCTCCTGCTGCAGGTCTTCCCGCTCGTTTTCGGCGAACCCTCCATGACCGATCAGTCGATCAGCCGTGCATTCGACCAGCCAACGGGCATAGTCGTCCCCATGTTTATGCGGGATCTCAAACAGCGATTCCGGTGAGACAGCAGTTGGTTGGACAGCAGACTTCGGCATCAACCCGGCTCCAGTTAAAGGTGCGATTTACAAACGCCTCTATCTGTTTATTAGCCGCTCGACCCTCGAGTTCGGGGTGCCATTTCACACGAACGCACACGAATGGCGTGGCACTGCATAGTGCGGTGCCATGGCACTGCATCGCTTTCGTTTTTCGTTCGTTTTCCCTTCGTGTATTCGTTTTTCGTTCGTGTAGCGTTCGTTTTTCATTCGTGTATTCGTGTTGAGGTCTAGATACATGGCACCGCACTCTGAATGAAGATTCCCTCGCCACACCGGGACTGGCCTGGTGGGATCACATTCAGAGAAGTGAGGGAAGTCATGCAGAACAGCTATCACGGAGTACTGGAAGACTGGAAAGTCGAGCTCATTCGTCAGCGGGCACGATTGCATCGAGTCCGGGCTCAGGACTTACCGGATATTGAGCAGGAACTTGCCACGACGTTGCTGTGCCTTGAATACAGTCAGGACCACGAACAGGGGGCGACCGAGCGGACATTCGTGACCGAGGTCATTGACCGCAGCATTCGAGCCCTGTTACGCAAAGAACGGCGCTATCGCGATCGTGTTGCGGAGGAAGATGGAAACGGTCTGCCTGAAGAAGTCGAAATCGACAAGCGGCTGCATCAGGCCGACGTTGTTGCTGATGTCCGTCACATGCTGTCCGAGTTTAACGACACGGATCGAGCGATCTGCCTGTTGCTGTCGGACGGAGCTTCAGTCGCAGCGATCGCCACAGAACTCACCATCGACTGGCATGCCGTGCAGCGTCGCATCGAGAACATTCGTAATCGTTTCAGTGCTTTGAACATGGATCGAGCTTCCGCTTCAGTAGAGGCCCACGAATCACCGCTGTTGATCAGCGCTGGAGACGCAGCGTCCATGTGTGGCCGCTCGGAAAGAACGTGGCGGGCCTGGGATTCCGCAGGCTGGATCCCTCAGCCAGTTCGCATCGGTCGCTCCACGATGTGGCGACGTGACGAGCTCCAGGAATGGATCACCGCCGGTTGCCCGCGACGCGACGACTGGGAAATTCGCCGACAAAGCTCGGCGTAAGCGATTCTTCGCTTGCTGGGTGAATCTGAATGAACAACATCGATCCATATCGGGCCGACAAAGAGCCCGCTTTTACAGGAGAACAACACATGGCCAGTCTCTACAAGAAACCCATCGTCAAAAATGATCCAAAGACGGGCAAGGTGCTCAGAAGCAAATCAAAGAAATGGTGGGGCCGTTATCGCGACGCCCTCGGCCAGGAGAAACGCACTCCCCTCGCGAAAGACAAAACGGCCGCCCAGGCCATGCTGAGCGAGATCGTTCGGAAGGTCGAACTGGAAAAAGCCGGCCACGCGGACCCATTCGAAGCACACGCCAAACGACCGATCGAGGAGCATATTCAAGATTTTGAGCAGCACTTGAGCTCGAAAGGCAACACCGAGAAGTATGTTCGAGAAACGACAGCTCGAGTAAGAGCGGTGATTCAGGATAGTGGCTGCAAGGTGATTCGAGACATCTCTGCATCAAAGATTCAGAGTCATCTCGCAGATTGCCGCTCCTCTGGCCTCGCGGTTGAGACAAGTAACCATTACCTGCGAGCGGTCAAAAATTTCTGCCGCTGGTTGATGCGGGATCGGCGGACTCCTGAGAGCCCTGTCGCTCATCTGTCGATACTGAATTCGAAGAGTGACCGTCGTCATGAGCGACGAGCGCTATCCAGCGACGAA